AGCAGCAAGCAGGGTAACTGATGAATGTGAAGATCACACTTCAAATATTAAAAGAGAACATTAATCATATAATAAACATAGATATAGAACCATACAATAACCAAATTATAGTCAACAAATTCTGTCAGTGTGGAGTAGCATATGCTGCACCCTTGGCTTTAGACAATAATTATACCACATTTGTCATTTATTTACATAGCTATAACTCACCTTCTTTCAACATAAATTTCTTGATACCAAACAATAGCTTAGAATATAATACCATATTAGCTAGCATTGACAACGTGTGCAAAGTGGGCATAGAGGTAATTCGACATATATTGTCAGATTGTATCACATTGTATAACAACCACAATGTCGGAGTACAAGCAATCAACCATGGAGGATGCATTTAGAGTTCTGTCTATTGACAATACAGATGTCAATAGGCAGGTTTTTGAGCTTTCTGGTGCTAAACCAACTGAGTTGACCAGCCACTCAGTTGCAAAAACATTCACAATTCTAGGCATGACACCTGATGAATTCATTAAACTTCATGGAGGTGCACAATTTGATTTTGATGAAATCATTATGGAATTCACAAAAAGATGCAGAGATTTCATGGATGCACTTGAGATGCATGAAAAAAATAGATCAGTTGAATTTGCATCAATAATAATATACAACATTGGACCTGAATCCAGACGCATCAAGAAAAAAGATGGAGACAAAACCTGGATTTTCCAATTCCCTTACAATGACAATGGCATCAAAGTTGAAACAGTCTTTGTGTCAACTTTCAAAGCATCACAGCCTAAAACTAATTCAAAGAAGCTAATATTGACTGTCAAACAGGCTAGCCTATTGGCAATCATCACACTGCAGAAGATCAATAATCTTCTTGGACAAACTGACAACCCACAATATATGTTGACACCCTTAGCAGGTGCTGTGTTCTCTAAAGATGACATTCCAGAAATCAGTGCCATAGTTAAGATGAGTCAAGCTACAGTTGTGTCAATTGTTAATTCCAGCTGTCAGTCTGGTGGCCAATATTTAGCAGATGCTAGATGTGATGTTGCTGCCATAGCAGGTATTGTTGCCACTAGGGGGATCAAGGATGATCAGATCAAAGCTGGCATAATAAACAAGACTGTAAAACAATATTTGAACAGAGGCAAACCTTTTGACTTTGAAATTTTCAATACTTTTGCTAAATATGCACATGGAGGAGTCCCCATGGAATATAGTGCTTCAAATTTGATGAAAATATTTAAAGAGACTCAAGACATTAATAAGAGGGAGAGAATGCCCAAGAATTCAGAAATTGTCAGATCAGCTGGACAAACCATGTTATCATCACATGTCGATGTGCCAAGCTTGGCAATAACACAGAAACCACCAGTGACTCCTTCAGCCTCAGGTCATTCCAGAACCACAAAGAAGAAGGAAACTAGGACACCGTCACCAGCTAGTAGCGATGCCTCTGGACAAGATGCATATACTAGCAGACTTTTGCCCTTGCAGCTCGACAATGACGGTTTTCTTAAACTTGAATTGTTAGTGAATGGCAACAGGTTTGCTGATGGGCACCATGTTGATGAAGGTCATGTTTTAAACAGTGAAAATGGACACTCCAGAGCCTGCCCTTGCAAGAAACCTAAGGCTCCCCAGTCAGGACATTAGTCACAACTCTAAATTGACACATGCTTGACAGGGATTGGTGAACCTTGTCAGCATAATTTATGACATCACCATGACACATTAACACTATCTCAATGCATGTAGCCTTGTAATATTGTTTTTGTGTCATTACCCAGCTTGCTGCT